GATTGTCGCCGCGTATGGGCATCATCGCGGCTTTCATAAACGATCTGTTCTTTGCATCTACATCGCTTGGCCACACACGTTCTACCGTGTTACGGCGTGTTTCAAACGCGGCATCGTTCAATGCTTGTGACATAGCAAACGGCATCTGGTTCTTACCAAACGCATCGATAGCTTTCGCAAACGCAGGCAGGTTGCTTGTTACGTTTACTGACATCGACCCTGCCGCCGCTTGTGCTACTGCACCACGATCAATGCCACCACCTATCGCGCCACGGGCCGCGCCGCCTACAACTAATCGCCCTGCGAATGCTAACAATGGTATAGCCATCAGTGTGTCGTTTCTTCTTCCAGTTCTAATATAACCACAGTGCCAGACGTGTCACGCGCATCGAATATGATGCCATCGCATTCTGTGCAGTTGATCGTGCCGCTGTTTTCTTCGACATAGCCATATGTTTCGCACCTACACTCAGGATGGGCGCACTGCACTATGTTTTCGAAGAATAACACATAAGCCATCTGCAAACCATAAGCGCAAAACAAAAGCCGGTCAATGACCGGCCAATGTCTACAGTGTTGTGTATCTTACACCCTGATGCTTTGTTGCAGTTTGCCAAGGTTGTACCAACGGTTTTGATCTTCAGACCGTTGGCGTTCTTTACTCTTTACGCGCCGGTCATAACGCGAAATAGCATCATTAAACTTTCTTTTCGGCAACTTATCGCCAGCCAATTCGTAAACGTAGCCGCCGGTCGATTTACTACCGTCAACGCGATTGACCAAGCCCACAGCGTTCATTCGCGTTAGATGTGCAGACACACTGCTTTTGGTTGCGTCAAAGCTGTGCAATGTTTGCAACTTATGTGCGTCACGCATTTTGAAGCGTTGCTTTGGGTTATCGAATTGCCGGTAAAGCAACTCATACAAATCCCACGCACGCAGTTTTTGCTCGTATGGTTGCACCACTTTCGATTTCGGCGGGTGCTTGTAACTGCAATCAAAATCAGGTGCAGTTGTCAGTGGTGGTGGCACGTCAACATTTTCGCGCACGACAATCGGCTTTTTATCTTTGATAGCCTCATAATCAATCTCAATGTTTGCTTCGCTATCGATAGCCGCCGCTAAGATTTCGGCTAGACCCTGCTTATCGCATTTGATTTTGATTAAATATTTATTCATTTCGTGATCTCCTCGTTTTCAATTTCTGGCGGGTCACTTTTGACATCGCCACTACCGTTACAGATTTCGCAGATAACCCGCTTGCCTGTATCGATCTCATAACGCCCCTCACCAAAGCAGTTGGTGCAAGGCACCGTGTAGTCAATATAATATGGCGGCACAAAGCCTTTTGGATAAACTGTCATTCGACACGCCTGTCATCAACTACTGTTGACCATTCTGATATTTTATGCGTTCCATTAATACGCTGAAAATATCTATCGATTGGGTCGGTTGGATCTGCGTCTATATTCGCCATATCACAACTGCCAGCATCCACAAACCGCAAATACAGTTCGTATTCTCTGTCAGACATATTAATGCGATAACCTTTTTTCAATCTGGTGATTTTCATTGCACTACTCCCCAATTACCGGACATCCACGCCCATATTGTAAATTCCTTACCCCACACATCAAACATCAGTGACGCCACGGCCAGCAGAAACACCAGCCCAACTATTTCTTGCCATAATCTCATAGCTTAAACCTTATCACGCTGTGACCGCGTGCCTCTAAGCAATCATCCCGCATTACACCGCGCACATAGGGGCTGTCATACCACCTTGCCGCCATATCGACCAAGGCGCGGCACTCAGTAACGTCACGCTGATAAAGCTGTGCCTTATCTTCGCTGACGCGCAAATCGGCTATTGGGGCGCGGCTGGCGCACCCCGATAACACGATTGCTGTTACGACTAGCCAGCGCATCAGGCTGACACCCCATTTACGAAATCCCAGCCTTCCATATCACGATTATAATCGTAATCTTCTTGCGCTTGATTAACAGCGAATGCCGCCAAATAAGCTGATTTACCAGCATCCGCAACAGCCAGATCGCGGCACTCAGCTTCAGCATATTCGTAATCGTCTGTATATGCTTTGCGGCAATCTGCTAAAACGTCAGCAACTACGTCACCGCTAAATGTATATTCTTCGCCAATGCGTGTTTCGATTGTGGCAACAACACCTTCGCCATCAAAAGCTGTTAAGCAACCAACTTTCTGACCGCTTTCTAACAAATCCCAAGCTGGCACATTTGCTTCAACCCGCTTTGCTACAAAATCAAACATCTCACTAACTCCCGTTTTTCTGTGATAATTACAATCCGTACCACCATTATTTACACTTGTCCACACTTTTTACACATCAGCACCCACTTTTTTTAATTCGGCAATCACGTCCGGTCTGTTTTGCCTGTAATAGGTGCGTAAACCATCACCCATCGTCTGCCATTGTTCCAAGCTGATCATTTTACGCTGTGGCGGTGTCCATTCTGTAGATTGCCCGTTAATCGGCCTAGAATGCCCCGTGACGCGCTTTGGTGCCTTTTCCGCTTCACGCATACACCAGTTGCGCCAAAACGCCTGTACATCGATATATGCGGCTTTATTGCCGTTTTGCTGATTCCACATCCTGATGCGTTGCAGTATTTCACCACCATTTAGGCCCTTACTAGCGGCATATGCCAGATCTTCATCTGATGGCGTCCAATCGCAAACTTTGGTCTTTCTATTTTTATTAATTTTAGTTTCTTTTAGTTTATGGTTGTCACTGTGACTAGGGTGGGTAGTCAGACTGACTAGGGTATACTGTGACGATTTACCAGTACGGTGTGTCACTGTGACCAACCCATCATCCACCAGCTTTTTTATTTTTCGGCGCACTGTCGCTTCGCTTGCACCCGTGAAACGCGACAAATACCCTGCCGATGGCCACGCAATGCCACTATCGGGGTTTGAACAGTTCGCCAGCGCGATAAAAACCAGCTTTTCAAGCGGGTCATCCATTGGCGTTGTGAATGCTATTTTTAGTGCTTCAATGCTCATATGACGCATTCCCCGTGGCTGGCTTGGCAAAAATAACCCTGTTCATCAAAGACCCAATCTTGTTGGCGTTGCACGAAATCCACAAATTCAGCCAAATTTCTGCCTTTTCTAAATGTGCTATCGATCATCTTTTCTTGCCTTATCCACCAATTTGCCCGATCTGGATGTTCACGCGCCATCGCCGCCAATATGCTTTCGCTTTTCAAAAAGCAAAAATCACAGTTGCCATAAGGTGATGCACCTTTAACATTTGGTAGTTGCAAATCAAATGCTTGCTTTTGCCAAAACTCAGCCACATCCGCTTTTGTGATGCCAGCTTTAATCATTGGAAACCAATAAGACCATCGATCTTTGCTTTCACTTTTTTCCCGATGTGCTTCATCTGCGCGTATCCCAACTGCCGCGACCCACTTTTTCCAGCCAAGCTGTTTTGTCAAATATCGTTTCATCGGCAAAATCTTTAGTTCTGTTGTGCAAAAACGCGCCGCAATATTCGGCAAATATTTTTTTTGTCTGATCATCAATTCAAATGGTTCGCCATAAAAACTGGCGTTTTCGTAATCTGTCAGCCGATACCCTGCCTTGTCATTTGGCCGATCATATTCCAGCCACGCAATAGGCACGCTCCACCTGTCACTGCATTCATTTACAAAATCTAACGTCTGTTGCATTTCGCGGCCAGTGTTCGCAAATGTTACAACAGCGCGTTCCGGCAAATCATTATTTGCTTCTATAATACGATAAAGCATATAAGCTGACGTTCTACCGCCGCTGAAACTGATCTGCACGTTTCCATCTGGCAAAATAAAATTATTCATCGCCAATTACCTCTAATGTCAACGCCGCATAGCCAATGATGTCCAACAGACTGTCAACGTGCTTGCAGTCGCTGTTTGCCAGCCGTGACAGTTTCATTGCGATCATCATCGCGCCAAACTGTTCCGGCGTTATGTCCTTGCCAGCGATCATCGACATCATCTGGCTGGTCTGCGTCCAGTTTTTCCGCAGATCGCCATAACTTTCGCCACGCTGTTTCAGTATCGCTTGCACATTTTCCAGTGCTTTAGAACGGTTCATTTATCTTTTCCACTATTGTAAATCTGTCGATAGGTATCTCAGCCATCAGACCAAAATCGCGTTCGATGCCACGATCACGCCTGCCGCCAATGGTCGTTTCAAAATCAACGTTGAAATTGACATAGCCAATGCAGTCAATCCAGCGCACGATCAGAAATGTCGGCAAGCCGGTTTCAGTCGCCACTTGCCGCGCATACATCATCTTGTGCAGATGTAGCAGTGACGTTTTATATCTGCCGATCTCAAAACTACGGCATTTGATTTCCGCAAAAGCCGCAATCCCGCCTTTACGCACCAGCCCGAAATCAAGCCGGTCATATTCTGGCAGTTTCACAAAATCCACGCCCCAGACGCGGCTGACTGCTTGCATCGTTTTCAGTTCAAGTGCCAAATGTGCGTTGGTTTCCATATCAGCCCCCGTTCGGATCATATGACAAATTGTTAGGGTTAAACGGTATTATATTGTGCTTGTTACGGGTCGTTTTGCAGTAGTCGGCCCGTATCACGCCCAACGGTTCAACGCCATCTTCGATGTGTCGCGGATACACCCGCACTTCGATACCGGTTCTGCCCTTAAACAAATGCACCGTCAGATCTTTTATATCGATCCAGCTTTCAGCAGATAGCATCGTATAGGTGCGATCACCGATTGTCTGATAACCATCATCCATTCGCCAATATCTCCCGCGCCACATAACAAAACGTATCAACATCCATTTCGCACGCATATCGCCAGTCGTGCTTTTCAGCCAGATCGCCAGACATAATAAAAAACGCCAGATATGTCATCGCTTGCACAGGCAATCGCACCCGCGTTTTTGACCGATCCAGCCGGTAAAACAACGCAGGCATTTTACCAGCCTGTTCAGCCGCAGTGCAAACCTGATCCCACCATTTCGGATCTACGCCGGTTTTTCTACGCTTGCATTCTATGACAAAAGGAAAATCGCAATCATCAGTAAATAGGTCGCCAAGATTAGCTTCGCGCGTTTGTTCCAGTTCGCGTTGAAAATTAAGGCCAAGCTGATGATGCAATTCTTTAGCAATTTCATATTCATAGCCCTTGCCTTTGTTGCGGCTTTTCAGTCCAGACATCACTGCCCCCGTTTGTTGCTTTCGCACATCATTGCCGAAATCAAATAAATCTGTAAAGCGGAAATTTAAATGTTGCAAAATGTAAAAGCGTGGAATACCGTGTCGGAATGAAACGGGAAATCGGAAAAGAATGGCGTGACGCTGATCTGACACACTTGTCTGTCAGCCAACTAAATCGCACGCCTGCATATTGGATTTACGCATATTTGTATCTGCGTGATGAACG